ATAGCAGGTGCAGTTGCAAGGACTATCATACCATAAGTAGGATAGAATGTGGAAACAGTCAAGGCAGTCTTTGTTGCAGGATCCTCATCATCGGTCCATCCATATATAGTAAAGTCTAAGGTGGAAACAACCTGATCGAAGTTCGTATCTGCTAGGTAAGGATGAATTACTGTAAAAGTATTATTGGTTCCATTAATATCTCCTTCTGGTTCCTCATCTTCAACAGCTATTTGTACATAATGGAGAACTATTCGTTGTGCTTTGTCAATGAATTCATCAAGAATTTCATCTGTTACGTCCTCTGGTTCCAGACCTAATATATCCCTTATATTTTGTGGGGTACTATAATTTTCTGTCATGGAGATCCTCATCTAGACTGTTCGCAAGGACTTATAAAAATGTGTTATAAAACTTAATTAAAAAGAAAAGGATTGAGGACTTGACTACTAGGAGTCTTGTCCTATTGTTCTAGATTAGATCTAAGTACTCTATGCTAATGTCTTGTCGGACAGTGGAGTAAAGTCTACTATTATCTCCAAAGCGTCTTGGTCAGAGACCGCAACACCATACTCCATATAGAAGTACAGTTCGACAGCATCAGTAGCAGGATTGTCCCAACGCTTCATATCTAGAGTTCTTCTCATTGCCATCCAAGCAGCTCTACTTGGGTCAATGACCAAAGCACAGCCAGTTGAGGGCATGTTGGTTGTCGATAGGACTTTAAGTCCACTTATCGATCCCAATTCTCCAGTTACAATGTGTTGGTTACTACCATACTTCGAGGCATCTATGAACATGGTGCTCTTCAGGATGTTTCCTACATTGGCAGGATGGATCACTATGAACTTAGGATCCCACTTTCTTCCTTTGATATCTGCAACTGCACCCACAATGTCCTCATAGGCCAAAGTGCATGCTGAAGCTACATCATAGAAGTATTTGTTAGTACTAAACCAATAGATAATAGTGCCTGCTCCTGTAGTTGATATCCTTGCATTGTAGTAGTCTACCTTCAGGACACTTGCATTTGTTTCATCAACATATACCAGTTTCCTAGTATTGCTAGACGAAACATCTTGAGTTGATGCATTTGCAACAAGAGTTGCAACTGTATAACCTAGCAGTGCCTTGATGATGTCCGCATCTTCCTTGTCTGCCAAAGAGATACCAGCCTCAGTTACTACATCTTGGATGAGGTTCAATTCCACACCCTCAATAGCTTCCTCAGTGATATGAGATGCTACACCAATTTTACTTGGTGTGATTGTAGTAGATGTGTATGAGAAGTTGGTTGCTGGACAAGTTGTTCCTTCCGAAACAGTAGCAGCAGTCAATGTACCTCTACGGCCAATGACTATGCTTCTACCTTTAGTCCTAACAAGGTCATCATTTATTTTGATGAGGTTACGACCAAAGCGTCTAGCTCTTGCAGCTTCTTCTACAGTATCTAGGATGATCTTAGGGACCATCTGAAGTATGTTAGTTTCTGCAATGGTACTTAGTTCTTCAAGTGCTTTCATTTTCTTAATCTCCTTTTATGGTTCTACGTAAAGGGTGATATTTCTAATATAAAAAGAGGGTGTCAAGTCAGGTATATGGAGACTTAGTCTTCTTTGTCCATATTACCTGTTCTTATTAGATTCTTCTTTAAAGCGAAGATGATAAGTTCTCCAATCGGTCTAGACTTAAGATCTTGTTTTACTTCTTCTGCCTGCAATTTTACTTGTTCCTTCTTCTCTTCAGAAGTCTCTATTATTACTTCTTTCTTCTCAGATTCCTCTTCTCTCTTTGCACGTCTAAGTTCTATGTCCAGAAGAAGATCTAACTTCTCCTGTTGGGATTTCATTTGTTTCTTAAGTTCTTCAATCTCATCGGGCATCTTAGATCTACCTTATGGGAACTTCTTTTTCTTAATCAAGTCAAGGATTGCCTGGGCAAGATTCTTCTTTACTGTTTGTTCCTCTGCAGCAATATCTCTCTTTGGAGGTTCTTCTACCTTTGGAGGTTCAACCTTAGGTTCTTCCTTTGGCTTCTCTTCCACTACCGGAGGAGCTTCAACCTTAGGAGGTTCAATCTTTGGTACTTCTACTTTAGGTTCTGGGACTTTGATTTCTATGATTACTTTCTGTTCTTGGACCGGTGCAACTACTGGCTTAGGTTCTTCAACCTTGGGTTGTTCTACAACTGGAGCCTCTACTTTAGGAACTTCCTTAGGAGGTTCTACTTTAGGCTCTTCCACCTTAGGAACCTCTGCTGGTTTCTCTATAGGCTTCTCTTCGACTTTCTTCACTTCTTCTTTCTTTACTTCACTCATTTGAGGTACCTCTTTAGGTGTTTCCACCTTAGGTACAACAGGAGGTACTACTCCTTTATTAGTCTCTATAGTCGAAGAAAGGTTCTGAGTTTGGATACTTTCAGGTACTTTCATCTTGGCTGCTATTACATCAACATCTGGAGGCGGATTAAAGGTTTGTTCTGCTATCTTCTGTTCTGGTGATCCTTCAATGAAGGTCTCAGAATTCTGTTCAGCAGGAACCCCATATCCTTCCTTAGGTGCTTCACCATAAGGTTTCTTCTCTGGAGTTGTATTCTTTGCAGCCCATTCAGTAGCACAGTCTTTCATACTCTTTCCAGTATTCATACAGTCCTTCATGAATTTCTTGTATTCCTCAGCAAGTTGTAAGACATCGAGAGGGCATTCATTACAGCCTCCACCACACTTGGCATTCTTCTTTGGATATTCGTTCTTTTTCTCATCATATGTATATGGATATGGATACTTGCCATAATGTACCGAGACTACCTTACCATTCTTCTTAAGTTCAGCCAGTTGTTCTTCTGTGCATTCAACGATAGCATAAGCCTTCTCTGGTTCAACAGTCTTATCTTCTTCCAGCACTTCTATGACTTGCTCTTCGTTTTCATTCATTTTTATTCCTTCTTGTTTATTACTTGTATCCTTTTTAATACTTAAGGATTGAGACTTGGAAAGTTGTTCCATTGCAAAGATGAAACACTTCTCACATGCGGGTTGTCTTACGAGACTAAGTTCCTTGAAGAGATAGTTAAATCCTATACTTTGTTCTGCATTAAGGGGTATCTTATCTAGCCATGTAGCACACGATACTGCAGGGAATGTACCATCTTTAACCATCTGAATTGCAAGAGGATCTGTTACTCTGGCCTTGAAGACTAGAGCTCTTAGAGCTTTATCATAGTAAGTATCTACAACCTTACCTACACTTTTGGAAGTGAAGTCTTTATCCAATTCATGTTCTACCTTCAAATCCTTCCCTTTGAGATTTAAAGCAGCTTTCTCTATCTCTTCAGGAGTATAAAGAGTCTGTTTCCACATACCTTCAGCAAGGGCTATTCCAGTAATCATAATACCATTCGAATCTTCTTCCAGGAAGAGAGGAGTAGTAATGCTAAGTTCTTCACGTATGAGTTGATCTTTAGGAGTACTTAGATACTCTGTCTTTTTCTGGGCTAGTAATTCTTCAAAGATACCTGACATGTCTATTTCCATTTCTCTCACTACCTTTACTTACTTTATAGTTTATTTAAGTTTTAGGAGATGGAAGAATACCCTTCTCCAATATCCCTTTCCCTTCCTTCAGTACATAAACGTAATAGCCATTCAGTTCTTTACCATGAAATCTCATCGATACAAAGAATGGAGGTTTATATTCTATGACATCAACATTACCCTGCTCAATAGGACTCACATAAGTCACTAGGTTTCCTACCATCATCTTTGTACGCTCTTTATCAATTTTCATCCACTCAGCCACATTTGGACAATTCTTCAGAACTGCCTTGATTCCTTCTCCTTCTTTCAGAGGTATGGGATTGCCATATAGATTAAACTCAAATCCTGGACTTAGACGTAAATCAATATGAGTCTTAACCATCCCATCAGTCTCTATATCATGTTTCTGAAGAGAGTAAGTACCCTGAGAGAGAGTGACTATTCCTTTTGTGAAAGTATACATGCTAGTTCCTTTCTCTTCTTGAGAAAGACTATGATTACCATGAAGTTTCTTTCCATCAAACTTCAGATTAAGTATTGTCTTCCCATCCTTATCTTTCTCTTCTACAATCTCAACCGAACCAGAATCTACGATAGAAATCTTTGCTGTAAGTTCCTTTGTTGGATTGTATTCCGTTTGTGGTTTAATATCACCTTCATATGTGAACCACTTAGTGTCCACATTTCCCTCATCTACCATGGCAATATCATTGTAGTAAGTTGGATCATAATCCGAATAGAAAGATTTAATTTTACCCCCCTCCCTCATCCTAAGGAACCATCTAGTATTTGGAATACCTCGAATAACTATTTGGCCCATATATTCAAGATATTGAACAACGTATTGAGATGTCGATTTAGAATTCTTCTCTTCTACCTTCGGTGCACCCTTCATCCATTCTTCCCATTTCTTATATTGTTCTGGGAATGTTTCTTTGGCCCATTCTTCTGGGAAAGGAGTATAACCTTTAGGAGCTTTCCATTCCTTAATCATGGCACGATCTGAAATTGTGTAGGGCTCTTGTGTCGACGGAATCATTGCTCTCCACATAAGTTCTGTACCCTTAATCTTTTGTTTACTAACCGGATCGATCTGGTCTACATTCACTGCCCGTACGATTATCCTAGTCCATTTATTGATAGGAAAGATTCCTTCTTTCTCAGAATGTATAAAGTACTCATGGAAGTAAGGCTTCTGAGCCCCTAAGATTACTTGTCCTTCGTTAAAGATATGTAGTACTCCTACTTCGAATCTTGTAGCACCCACTCCTCCAGGCTTAACCACTCCTTGAGCCTTAATCCATTCTTTAGGCTGTTTAGCTTTCGTTTCTGCTCTTCTACCTACATTCGGATTATTCGCTCTAAACATTACTTCATTCTTATGACTACCAAAGAAGCTCTTTGCTTGATCCAAGGTAGTTATTTCAGGAGTTCCTTTCCCATATGGGTTTAAGATAGTCCATCCTACTAGATGATCGTTTACTGCCATCCTCCAATCAATATGTATAGACTTACCCCTCCAGTGAAATTGCATTACGAATCTACAATTCTTAATGGAAGGGTATTCCATGTAAGGACCAAGAGAGAATCCTCCACCTGTCTGTCCTTTAAGATACTTAAGCACAGTAAGCCAGTCTATCATTCCTTCGTTTATTTTCATGGCATCTTCCTCTTAAGGTATACTTTCTTATAGCTTTCTTTCCTTCCGTAGTACATACTCTGTATTTCAGTAACAATCCATATCTTACTATTCCAAGTTACTTCATCGTCTTTCTGAACGTCAAGAGTTATCTCTTTACCAACATCATAAGAAGGATAGAAGTATCCCCAAGCATCACCCATCTGAACCTCTCCTACCTTCCAGAGTTGAGAATCTTCTGAAGTTACTTCTTGTATTTCGCCCATTATAGTGTAGGCAACTGAAGTGCTTACTTTCTGGCCCCAAGCATCAGTATTTTCAGTGTAAGTGTATCTTGTTAGAGTAATCTCTTTCTTAAACAGTCGTCTAAGTATTACTTTAGGAATTCCTTTCATCATTGTTTTTCTACCTCTTTCCCTCTTTTGGTCGTTCTGATCCGTTTGTAACATTCTTTCTGTTCGACTCGTTTGATCCAGTTACAGTTAGCACACAGAAGTTGGTACTTATTCTCTCCTCTCTCTATACTTTCCAAGATCTCTTTGTAGTAAGAAGCACCCTGTTGCCTTCCTACCTGATTTCCTCCTCCATAGACATGGTCAATCTGCAGAGCCCGCTTATCTATGAAACTACAAGATCTACACTTACTTCCAAGAAGCCAGATTATCAATTCTCTCTTCCTTCTAAAATATGCTTTGGCTCTTTCATTGGCCTTCCATCTGAATTCGTGTGAAGAACTTTTCTCTTTCAAATAATCTTTCTGATATTGCCTTCTCCTCTCTGCATAGCCAGGATTTGTTTTTTGAAGTTCTTTTTCATATGCATTTGGATTCTTGGTCCTAAGGTCATGGAATGGATGCATTAATCTTCAACACCTTCTTTTGTACAATCATCTTCATCGGTTACTATTCCTTCTGCATTACTATTCAATTTTATAGTCTTAATAGAATAGTAGTACGGTTTTACATATCTACATTTGAAAGAGTTAGCCAACTTGCAAACTATAGGATATTTCAAGTACTCTGTTTTAGTGATACTAAGTTCATCCATAGGTTTAGCAAATCTTTCCTTCAGAGGGCATATATTTTCATCATCAAAGAAGGGACAAGTTAACAATCTCTCTATTGACTTAAGATCTTCTTCAATAGTAGAAAGAGGAGATGTCCCTATATCTAGAAGTTTCTTAACAACATCAATCGAATCTGGTTCAATTTTTCCTATGTGTTTAGAATCAAAGTACGGAAACATCCAAGTATAAAGAACTTTACCATTTTTGTCTTTATACTCTGCTATCCTTATTGGTCTAACTGTTATGATATCACCAGCATGTACTTTGACGCTAGTAGAATAAGTTCTTCCAATATGAGAATAACACTTTCCACCTATTCTTACTACATGGGTTGCTTGGAACTTCTGTACATCTGAACATGGAATAGAGAAGACACAATCATAGAGATATTGATCCAGGAGTTTACCGTCAGAAGTCTTCTTCTGAACTATCTTCCAGACCATCACATCTATTTCTTTAAGATTCTTTAACTTAGCCCAATCTACTGCTCTATTCTCACCAGAATATTTCATTGGATATCTAGAATCTATGGTTTTACATACGATCCCTTCAGCATTTGTTTTTCTTCTAAGTTCACTAGAGAATGTAAAGAATTGTTTCTGGGTCTCTGCCACCTTACAAGGAACTCTAGCCCAATGTCTAAGAGAATCAGGAAAACATTCAGAAATCTGTTTCCATCTCTCGAGATATCCTTGATCGTTAATGGACTTTCCATTTATGAAGACACAATCATGAATGTTAAAGACTATATCTTCATCATCCAATTTCTCTGGAGAAGACGCTATCCATTTTATTTGGTTTTCTCTAGGGCTTTGTTTACATACAAGTTCTGGATGATTAGTCTTTATTTGACCACAAGCATATTCTACCATTTCTGCATCTAGAATAAAGGAGGTAGCTTTCTTACCTTTCAGAAGTTCCTCTATAGATTTCTTAAATGCAACAGCTCTATCCCTTTGTCTATCTTCTGTATATATTTTGACCTTATCGCCATCAACATGAATCTGCATTCTCATTCCATCATATTTCTCTTCGATAGCAATCCCTACATCTATTCGATCCTTAGCCCACTTCTGCCACATATCATTGAGATCCCAGAATTCATTCTTTTCAAACCCACTCTTAGGTTTAAGTCCAATGTAAGGTTTGAAGAGGATAGGGCCACCTGAAAGATTACAAGGAGATTTCCTAATCATCTCTTCAGGTTTAACACGAATGTATGCAAGTCTGTATAATGCAGAAGAGTATCCTATTTGTGGTCCTTCTTGATCCCATACGAAATGTACATCCTTAGCGATCTCTGGATTAGAATTTGCTAACTCATTAAGGAATGCTTTGATCGTAGGCTTATGAAGATAAGGCTGTTTGAAAAGGATATCTAGATCATGCCCTTGAAGGATCTTCTCTCTGTTCACTGTTCCGCCACAGAGATAAACATGAATAGGATCACCAACTACTATTTGTTCAGGAAAGAGTTTCAATACTTCTTCTAACGAATATTCCTTAAGTTCCTGAGGTATTCCTTCTTCCGGTTTAGGATATTCAACTACTTCTAAGGAAGTCTTATGATCAAGTGGTGTTTCAATATTATGAGGCAAGTCTCTTCTTTTCATTTCTGCCCAAACAAAGGTGTGTGCGTTCTGAAGACCTTCTGTTACTGTACCAATCTCTTTCTCTAGGAAATGAAGTCTATCATGAAGTTCTTTCAACTGTAGATCCGAAAGAGACTTAGCATAAACATCATCTACCAATTCTAACTGTTTTCTATCGATCGTCTTAGGGTCCATCTTACCTGTTATCAGATTCGCTTTATACTTAAGTTTCCACTTATTACGCGCAGTTGGTTCAACCTTCCCTATTACCTTTGGGATAACATCTTCAACATCTTCAGTAGCAATCAAATCTTCTTCTTTAGACATCTTTTCACGCTGTATAGGATTTTATCTTTTTCTGATTCTCCTTATGCGAATCCTTCCTATTTTCCTCATCTTCTTTCTTTTGAACTTCTTCCATCAATTCGGTATATTCTAAGTCTAGACGAAGGAATGATACCGCAAGGGAGTTGAATTTATCAACTAAGGCTTTCATATGTTCATTATCAAATCTTTCCATTATTATGGGATTGGCCAACCATATATTCCAACCTGCAACTGTAGAGGCAAGAGAGGAATTTGCAAAGGCAAGAGCAGCTGTCATAGAAAGTCTATCAGTCAACTTCCATTCTTCAAGTTTCTTGATTTCTCTCCTAATATCTGCTTTCCAATCTTTCTTATCACCCATATTTATCAACTCAAATCATTTTGAACGATGATGGTGATACCAGGAGCAGTAAGAATCTTTCCATTCGTGAAATCAATTTCTATTTCTGCTCTATATTCACCATAATCTGTCTTAAAAGTCTCTGCAACATCGAATTTACAAGTTCCCAAGGAAGGACTAAGAATTGAACCTTCTAAACTAGTTACAGGAGAAGCCTGTTGATATTTCTTTATTTTCAGATAGATATGTGAAACCCCAGCAAGACTTACAACAGTTCCATCCGAATCATAGATAGAGAATTGAAGATCGTAATTGATGTCCCCTTTCACAAGATTTATTTTCGTAGCCATCATCATCGACCTACTCTTATTGTTTGTTTCAATCTATTTATTCCTTCTCTAACCTTGAGTGAAGTTATGAAATCTTTTAGAAGAATCTTTACTTCATAATATCCTTGGGTAATTGCAAGACGTGCATAAATATATCCAAGAAGGAAGGGTGAGGTAGAATCGTGTGTCAAAATCATAGTTTCAAGTAAAGTCCTAATGGTCCTAGAAGGATTAGTGTACAAAGGAACGAGAGACATTATCTCTGTAAATGTTTTCCGAATTGTTAATGACATAGTGATCAGAGATGTAAGATGTAAGATTTCACTCAATATCGAAAGAAAAACATTGGAGTTAGTAACATTATCGGTAATGGTGAAGATTGCCGATAGGACTTTGGAAACCTTCTTAGACAAAGAGGTAAGGATGGAAATACTTTGCACTAGATTCTTCTTTTGAATAAGAGTAAGAGACCATAGAATACTTGAATTCTCTTCTGTAACTTTCAGGATCTTCTTTGAAGATGAATGTAAGATTCCTAACAATTCGAAGAGGTTCAAAATTGGTATTGAAACGTGATCGAGAAGAGAGATTGACTGATTTCTCATGATTGAGAAGTCTTTTTGTAATGTAATAATTAGACTTAAGATTTCTTTTATAACTAGGCTTCTGAAAACACCAAGCAAGTTGGATGAAAACAGAATAGTTTCATTCATGTTTAAAGTAGTACCTTGGGCAAATACTGTTTCTAGTTCTAATATTTCAGATAGAAGTTTTTCAACCCAAGGTGAAAGGACTGAAATAACATTAATTTGGTTTATAACTTCCAATCGTTCTATAAAAGATTGAATTACCGAAATATCTGCAAGAGAGAAAGCGGAAAAGATGGTTTTGGTGATATCTTTAGATACTGATCCGAGAACAGAAAGAGTAGAAGTTAGAGAAAGAATTGTTAAACGTGTAAAAGAGATAACCTCACTTAACGTTGCCATTTCAAATAATTCGATAATTAGGAGAGGAAACTTCGAAGTAACCGAAGAAACTATTTCCATAATTGAACTTAGGGCTTTTCCTACTTTCTTCGTTAAAATTTCATTCCATCCTTTAGTTTCAACAAATGTTTTCTCACTGGTTTTCATTATGCTCTCTCTTAGGAATGGAAAGGAATGATCTTCTATCAGAGTAACGAGTGTTAGATACCCATTTGAAATGGTATCTAGAAAAGATAGAATTTCAATGAGATTTTTAGAGTAAGACATTATTCTTGAGATTGTTTCATTCATACCTAAAGTAAGAATTCTTAAGATTGATGTGAGAATTGAGGGTATTTCTATAAGCCCGAGAAGTTCTGTAAAGATTTTAAGGATAGATGAAGAACTTGAGAATAAGTCTGATAATTCTAATGTCGATGTTAAATTTATAAGGTAGGAACCTACTTCCGAGATTGTATCAATCATACCTAATGCAGATATAAATTCCCTAGAGAAGTTCAGTATCCTAGTCTGCACATCAGATAATGCTAAAGTCTGTATGAGAGTGAAGTTTATCAAGCTAGTATACGAAAAGAGATCACCAAGTCCTAAGTTCTCTGTGAAATTCTTAAGATAGGATGAGACATTCGAAAATACATCAGTTATACCTAGTGTGGATGATAGGGCACTAAAGAAGCCCCATACCCTTGTTTGTATTTCAGTAAATCCTAAAACCTCTATGAAGTCTCTCAGATAAGATGATATCTGTGAAGATATATCGTTAAGTCCAAGTGTAGATGTTAAACTCCTAAGGTATGATGCTTCTCTTGAAACACTATCAATCATTCCTAATGTAGATACAAATGTCCTATACAATTCAGCAACTCTTGTTTGAATGTCAGTGAATGTTAAGGTTTCTATGAAGGACTTAGCTGTTCTCTTGAAGATAGTACTTGACAATCCAAGTGAAGATTGAAAGCTTCTGAAGTAAGATGCTGTTCTTGATATAGTATCAGATGTTCCCAATATGGATGTGAATGCCCTATAGAACTCCCATACTCTAGTCTGTATATCTGCTAATGCTAGTGTTTCTATTAGACTTACATTCATTGATTGGATGTATGAGAAGACATCACTGAGCCCTAGACCATCTGTGAATTCTCTAAGGAATGTCGATACCCTTGTCTGAATGTCACTCAGAGCCAAAGTCTGTACAAGAGACTTACTAACTTTATTAGTAATTATATTAACCATTGCCAAGGCATCTGATAGAGTCTTTGTAACCGTTCCAGGAATGTGAATGTAATCCGTACTAGCATTGTTACTTAAACCCAATACACATGAAAGAGACTTGCCAAACCTACCGAGGACAGTACTTGTTTTTTTGAGGGTTTCTGTGAGACTCTTAGGAGTAAGTTCTGGTCCTCCCCAAGTACTATGGGCTGGTTCAGGACTAACATACTTGGACGCATAAACAGAATCAACATGTGTTTGACCATCAGTAACTAAAACAAGACTACTAGACCATTGATCAACCTTGAAATATCTATAACCTGTACCCATTGCTGTTGTGGCTACGGCTTTAGAACCTGTCTCTGTAAATGTGTAAGTTGTTTTTGTATCCCAAACAGAATTATTAGTTGATGATTGTAATGTTATTACAAAAGACAATGCATAAGAACCATTTCTAGTAGCATTAGCTTTCCATCTAACAAAAGTTCTAGTAGCTGTTGTGCCTAAGTCCCATACCCAATCACACCCCTCATTTTGGGCAGTCCATAAGTCATTAGTTGTCATGTAACCATAATTATTATCAGCCACTTTCGTATTTCCAGGAGTTGTTTGAATGTTATAAGTAGATGTTTCCCATGATCCATGTAAAGTAAATGTTGGATTAGCTGCTGGAGTAAGCATTGTATTAGTAAAATTACTTGTTGTTGTTTGGGCAGCATTGTTGTAGTAAACATATATTGTAGCATCAGACTCAAGTGTATCTTTGACTTCTACCCAGAACACTGATGAAGTGGTACTAACAAGAAGGTCTGGGTCTTGCCAATAATCCAGTTCAGTACTGCCATCATTATCGGTGAACCTTATGTCACCAAAGTCATCTCTACAACTTGAACCTACATAGACCTTACCCATAGTGACTCCATTGACTGTTTCAGTACCATCAGTACCTGTAGTCTTATAGACTTTAATTCCTACTTGATAGTTGGTTCCAGCACCAGCACTTAAAGTAATCAAGTGACTTTTACGGCAAGTCCAAGCACCAGCAATCCAGTTAACCATTAACTTTTCTCCTCCACAACAATTAGCCGCCGAGTATACCAGAGGATTTTCTGCCAGGTTCCACCACTTTTTACAATAAACCCTCCCGGACCAAATCTAATGTTTTTCATACAATCCGGTTCTAGATAGAATATATCTGTAACATCCACGACTGGAGTAAAAGCCATGATATTTATGTAGAGAGGGGTAACTGTTTGTTTATAGACGGTAAATTTGATTGGATAATTGGTCCCTGTTCCACTAACAGGATCAATTTGAATCCATTTTCTGTATCCCGATAAACCTAAGAATCCACTTAAGAAGAATCCTTCAAGGATTGGTACAAAATAATTTACGATTCTATCAAAGGCGTTAGTAAGACTTGGTTGTTCTGTAATCGATTTTAAATTCTTGAGGGACTTGAGAAGATTTGAAAAATTCATATCCTCGGTGAGATCTTTCGTAAAATCGGTCATCTTCTTCCTCCCCTGTTCTCTTTAGAATTATGAATAGAAAAAGAAAAGATTTCATTCATGAGCCGGCTCAACGACCTGAATGAAATAGGGTCAGGGATTAATCTTTACTTGGACACTTTATCTTACGACAAAGTATATTGCCAAGTAACGACTAAAGTATCGGCTGCACCTTTAGTAACTACTCCAAAGGTCTGTCTACAAAGCATTGTAGTACCGACACCAGTAGTCCATGTACTACTAAACATCCCTGCCTCAGTAATAGATCCAGTACCAACACCAGCACCAAATGTAGTCGCATTAGCCCAAACTGTAGCTGAAGAACTTGTGTATCCACCTGCTAGACATGTTGCTGGAGTACCCAAGTTAGTATCTCCTATTGCTGGAGCAATAGTACCTGTTCCTATACCACAATAAGTAAATCCTACTGGTTGAGCAGAGGCCTTACCCATCATGTCTGATACTGCTTGGAATCCTGTAGTAACCGTGATGTTCTTAACATGCTTTCTTTCCTTCACTTTGCCAGTCTTATCATACAGTACTAAGTCAAATTCGCCCGTGAGCCCTTTAATGTTAACTTTGTTTTCCATTTTATTCCCTTCTACTAATGAAGGAAGAGAATAGATATTTAAAGATTGACGACTTACTTTATCTCTTTCAGTTTCTTGAAGGAGTCTAGAAGAGGAACCCACTTGTTCTTAAACAATAGATCCCAATCATACTGTTGAGCAAACTCATGACTCGCCTTCGAGTATTTTCTTCTAAGTTCTATATCAAAATAAGCTTTCTCCAAGTTCTTTGAAAGATCTTCTGGATCAATCTTATGACATTCCCATCCACGTTGAGCAAAGACTTTGGGTCCTTCTTTAACCATGAATCCATGACCTTCAACCAATTCAGTTAGAGATGAAGATCTGGGCGCAACCACTGGTACCCCACAGGCTTGTGCTTCTAGAACTGGTAGACAGAATCCTTCTCTTCTGGAAGCATTAAGGAGGAAATTGAAACAGTTGTATAACTTAGCCATTTCGGGTTCTGGAAGGCCAACCATTTGTATAAGGTGTTCAGGGAATGTAACATTGTTCTCGAGATGACAAGATCTAGCCATGGTAGGCAGATCATAACCTTCTCTCTGACTTGGCTTAGTGAAAGCAAACAGTTTAAGTCTTTTCTTCTCTGATGGGAATTCTTCTAGAAATCGTTCTATTGCCATAAAGATATCATCCCATCCTTTCCTAGGTTCAGGATCATTATTAGCCGATACAACACCAATGACAATATCATTTCTTCTTATGTTGAAGAGTTTCCTACAATCTGTCCTTTTTATTGGAATATATACTTTAGTATCTACTCCATGGGGAATCATATCAGTTGGTTTCTTCTTAGTTAAACTCTCATATACCCGTGCACCAAACTTGGAACAAGGAACAAAGTATTTGAAATCCTTCATTGTCTCAATATCAGGTGCTATGTATGAATAAGAATCTATGGGACCATACAAGAAAGAATGAGGTAACTTAGCAAACCAAGAAAATGGCCAGAAGTCTGTATGAAGAATAGGGAGATTTATACTAAAGTTTTTGATATAATGCTCAACTGAACTTTTACCCCAATCGTCTAGAGTGGTAGGAAGACACTTGGTTCCAGAGAATACAACAGATCCTCCAGGATGCATTCCATAGTAACAAGAAATGACTGTGGAATAAAGATTACCTATCCTTAATCCGAAGTTCTTGGTTACTATTCCATATCCGGTGGTAATGAAAGGAGCAACAGAATGCCAGAGTATTCTAAAGTCTTTCAAGTGAGAAGTTCCTTCAATACTTTTTCAATTTTCTCTTTCACACTTTCTTTCTTATTCTTTACTTTGCCGTCTGGGCCAATTAGAACAATAGATACATCATCACGTATCTTACTCTTTTCCTTTGTCAAACTAACAACTCCTTAAGGCAATCATCAAGATTCTTAACGCCTATCACCTTTATCTTATAGTCTTTAGGATTGATTGAATGAATAAAGTTCTTGTAAGGAATAAGAACTGTCTTGAAACCACTAGCTTGTGCTGCCTCTATCTTCTCATGTGCTCCACCTATAGCAGTGACCTCAAAGACTCCCTCCTCATCTATGTTGATCTCTCCAGTAATAGCAATATCTTGTCTTATCTTCTTCTTTTCTAATAGAGAACATAGAAGAACTGTCATTGCTACTCCAGCACTGGGCCCATCTACATGATAACTTTGTGCAAAGTCTAGATGTGTAAAGTAGTTCTTAGAGATATCTACTTTGTACTTCTTCATGATCACAGCACGTGTTTTAGAAATGGAATCTCCTATATACTGTGCATCTTTCTTTGCAGTCCCTGTAACATTGTAGAATCCTCCTGTACTCTTCTTCTGTTTGGTCATTTGTCCCTTTATCCTAAGTACAGCACCCATCATCTCACTACCTTCAGAAAAGACAGCTAATCCATATATCTGCCCCATAAGAACACCATTAGGATTTAGTTCTCTGAACTTTGCTGATTCTTCCAAGTAATTCTCTAGAAGCTGTCTTCCTATCGTCTTGCAATGTTCACAAATTGCTGCCTTCACATGTTTACCTAAGATTGTAGGAGCTTTCTCATTGATGGCAAGAACACCAGCAGTCTTAATGATAGTAATTAATGTTCTAAACTTAGTTGTAAGTGCATCGCTCTTGCCAGATTTCTTTCGTGCTTCATTTATTATCTCAATACAAGCTTCCCTAGAGACAGGAGGAAGTTTAAATCTTCCTGCTTCTTGACTTATGAATTGTACCAACTTCCTTCTATTCTCTACTGAATTGGGCATATCATTTTTCATTCTTACTATCTTACCATATCCGTAGATTCTATCCATCAATGCTGGGTGAATCTGGCATACACTGTCGAGATTACCAGCAACAACTAAGAATACTAGGGCCGGAACTGGTTCAGTAGAGACAGCCATTGCAGCAGTATCCCCACCATGGCTCTGGCTTCTCAGAGCAATAGGCATCTGACCATCTTCTAGAATTGTTAGAAGAGTAATAGCTTCCGCACCTGTTAAGTTTTTAATCTCATCTATGTAGAGGACGCCCATATTGGCTCTATGGACATCTCCCGCTGAAACTCTTTGATGTTCGGGAGTGCCTAAGTCTCCTGTTTGGTAGGGATCCCATGCTATGGAGCCAAACAGTTGTGAACTTCCATGTCCTGTGGCATCTATAAATGGTGCTCTTCCACTAGAATTATCTACTATTATCTTAGGAGCACTTGTATTGGAAGCTCCTCCGATCCCCTTTGAAGAATTACCAAACCCTCCAGACATTCTTCCAAAGAAGTATAGCATTCCACCCATTGATAGAGCCATAACTCCAGCCATAATAACCTGGATGTTTCCCATCATACAAGCTTGTATAACATACTGTAAAAAGTTGTTATTAAAAGCTTCCTGAACACGCGTCCCAAACCAAGGATCCCAGACAATATTGTTAATCCAATCGAGTGTCCCGCTAATAGCAACATAAGACAATATGAAAAGGCCAATTCCAATCATAAGCATGAAGATTGCTTTGAATCCCCATCTCGTAAATCTTCCTTTCTTTGCTACTTTAGTCGATATCTGTTTGACTTTCTTTTTCCCTTCAGGAGAAGGGTGTACAGATACTTTTGGTTCAGAAGGAATGATCTTATTAGGCCAAGAAAGAACATCGTAAAGTTTGATGTTCTTTTCCTTGTACAGATCCGTCATATAGATTGATAATGCTCTTCCTATGAGAGACTTACCTGTTCCCGGATCACCAAGTAACATTAGAAATGGCCCAGGAGGAAGAGATTCTTTAGGCGGAGGCTTAAGTTTTTCAGGATTATCAAAATCCTTCCACCAGTCTTCTTTCTGTATCCATTCTAACTTATGTACCCATTCATCAATGCAAAGTTTAGCTTCTTTTAAAGCATTATCTTGGCCAATTACCCAATCCATAAGTTTATCAGAAACAGGATAACCTTCCGTTGTCTGAAAGTTCTCCCAATCCCAAATCTTTTCACCTATGGTTTCTTTTCCTTTCCCAAAGAACTCATTGTTTTTTGACACGTGCCTTAACCTCTTTCTGAACTGTATCTGGTTGAACAATCTCTGGTTCAATTTCTACAGGTTGAGTAGGTTCAGGTTGGCTGGGTGGAAGTGAAACAGATGGTTTCAGGGTCTTCTTTTCTGCTTCAAGTCTTTTAATGCAGATGTTACAGAAGCTTCCCAGTTTCTCTAGAGTAAGGGCTTCTTCTGTTCTAATAGGGCATTCACCAAGTTCAAAGATACATTTGGTACTTCTACCTTCCTTACCAAAGGATGGTTCTTCTCTAGTCTTAAACCCTTCAGCTTTTCTTAGAGAATTCTCTACATCTAAAGTTCTAGTTATCAGACCATTCTTAGCATAAGCAGAAAGTCTCCGAAGTTTACTATTCTGAAGTTCAGGAGCATAAATCTCATAGTTCAACAAAGGTTTCGTCTTGAAATGCTTTGACGCATAATAAGGTTCCAAGACTTGATCCATCGTTTGCCTTATAAGTTCTCCTTGAAGAGCCATAATTGTTTTCTCGAAGTCCATTTCTTCTGAATTTCTTTGCCCAGGAGATGAAGATGTAGAAAAGCTCTTTGGCATCTCTAGAGCAGCAAGAATCTCCATTCCAAAGTATTCCAATAATGTAGCAAAGTTTCCCGTGTCTCCACCTTTCAACATTTCTAATTTTATCCAATAGGGCAAGACTATTTCTGTTGCTGTGTCCATGTTACCTATGATTTTCTTAGCCTGTTTAATCTTTTCAGGTGTGATATCTTGATATGGACTCTTTTCAGTTCCTACTTGAAATGAATAGATAGGATAACCATGTCTATAGATTGCCTCTCCAAGAGCCTCTTCAAGATTTAACTTTATCCAAGCGGTCTTAAAGGCAGCTTCAAGAGGAGAAATACCTAAACAGTATTCACCTATGGTGTAATATCTGACAAGGAAAATCTCTTCAGGAGTGTATTTCTCGCCCTCCAACCTTCCCAATTTAGAGGTACGAAATCCTACTGGTGTTCCACTCTCATCGAGTTTCATTTCACTTCCTTCTCTTTGCCAATCAAATGTTTTCGGATCTATTATTTCTAATGAATCTATGAATCCTTTCGCCTTTACAATCTCAAAAGCACCAAATCCATAGATGAGAGCATCCTTTGTTATCATATTGAGGGACGATGGTAATTTAATCTTAAAGGCAAAGTCTAATGCAGCTTTATTTTCTACTTCGTCATCACCTGTGAAATAGATTCTTCCTGAGGAGATTCTTCTAGTAAGTTTATTGACACCGGAAAAGATCAAAGGTTCCATCCTGTATAACATCTCAGCCCTTTGCATAAGTATAGAAGAAGGTCCAATCCTCTCTACGGTAGGAGCTTTTCCCTTTCTTTTAACATACATCAATTTCTCTAGTTGGCCCATCATTCCAGTATCTGATGCAGAAGGACTTCTCTTTAAACCTCTCAGAGCCCTCACTAAAACATTATCTGTATTTTCTTTACCCATTTAGGTTCCCTCTGAATCTATATGTTGAGTTTGAAACCAAGTTTTAGCTGCTTCCTCAAAGTCCGAAAGATCCTTACTCTTCTTACGACCAATGATGCTTTCAAGACTAATCTTTCCAGAGACCACTCCTTCTATGAAGTCTCTAAGAACCTCAGAAGCATTTGAATTCTTTCCTTTACATTTCTCAATAAATTGCTTCCAGATCTGTTCTGGAATACGGAATGTTTGTCTCGGAGTTCCACCCATACAATTTCCCTCACAAGTTACTATATGTTAGATGTCTCGACACGTATTTATGCTTTCTCCTTCTATAAATGAGTGGACACTTAGAGACACTTAAGTATGTAGGAATTGTTCTATCCATAGGGATAAGATGGCAGAACGAACCTTTGAACCAAAGTGCAAGATCTGTACTTCAAAGAATAGAATAGTATATGAAGAAGAATGGCAGAAGTCTGCACACACTATACCATGGGTTGATTTTGAGAAGAAAGCAACAGATAAAGGAGAAGAGATTTCGAGGAAAGCATTCTGGAGACACTTTACTCTTCATTACACTGAAAATGATACAAAAGTTCTATCCAATAGTGAAAAACTTGATCAAGCTGTTCAAGATGAAAGGAAGGAAGCTATTAACATAGTAAATGAAATTAGAGGTAATTTGGACGGGTTAAGAAAACTCTTGGATACAACGATAGAAGCGTATAAAGGTAAGTCGGATATTGATCCTTCGGCCCTAAGAGTCTTAACAGAAATCTATAGAGAACATAGGGCTTCTTTGGAATCATGTGAAAGATTAACTTCTAAGTTACAGACAGGGACAATAATGTCAGAAGTTGAATTAGTAAAAATTCTATATTTCTTTGCCAAGAATCTTTGTCTTCAATGTAGAACGGCCTTCCTAGACAATCTGGAAAAACACATGAAGGAGAAAGGAATTGTTTCATCAAACTAGGAAAACATACAATACGATAGATTTTGTCAGAAAGGTAATCGAATGGAGAGGATCTCTAACTACCTTCTTTGAATATGTAACAGGGCATAAGACAAGGGCATTCCAAGAAGATTTCTTTAAAGAGATAGAATCCTTTGAAAAGAGGAATATTGGAATTGTAGCCGGAAGAGGAATAGGTAAAACTCATGCCCTCGCCGTTGTTGCTCTCTGGTACTTACTTGTTTTTGCTATTGCTGAAAATAAACCTATTAAAGTTATAATTCTGGGAGGATCTTTAAAACAGGCCAAGATATGTTATGGATACATTATGGAAGCAATAAACAAGATTCCATATCTAGAGAACCAACTTGCAAAGGAACCTACTCAAGATGAGATTCACTTCAAAGATGGAAGTTGGGTAATGCCTCTTCCAGCCTCTGAAAAGTCGGTAAGAGGGAACCATCCAGATATTCTTATTGTAGATGAAGCTGCACAGGTAGAGAATAGTATTATCTACGCAGCTCTACCAATGACTGCAACTTCAAAATATGCAAGACATATCTTTTCCACTACCCCGGGATCAGGATATTCCTTCATTGAAGAACAATGGGAAAAGAGAAAGAGACTTGGTCAGGATTGGGTCTTCCTCAATTGGGATGCAGAACTATGTCTTCCTCCAGATCATCTGAGGATGTTAAAAGAGATGATGTCCGAAGATGCTTATCAGACAGAAATCAAAGGTATTCCCTACAGATTGGAAGGAAAAGTCTTCAGGATCGAGGATATGAAACTTTGTCAGAAGAGTGATATTACCTATCAAAGAATAGAAGGGTTAAATGTATATGCCGGGATCGATTGGGGATACTGTCTAACTGGTGATCATGAAGTTCTAACAAAATCAGGTTGGAAGAGATTAGATACTTTTTGTTCTCCTTTCTCTGAGGAAGTAATGACTTATAATAAGAAAACCAACTTCCTAGAATGGGAAATTCCCACCAAATTTTACAAAAAGAAAACCTTAAGATTAATAGATCAATGGGAGAATGCAAATCTTTCCATAGCAGGAGCATGGAGACACAACATTCCTGTCTTTGATAGGGAAAAGAAGTTTCTTCATGATCATATGCTAGGGGAAGATCTTTCCCATCACTACCTTATTAGGAAAGGTAAATTCAAAGGTAAGAGACCTAGATTTTTACATGGTTTCAATGCAGATGATTTCGCAAGTCTTTTAGGATGGTACCTTGCTGAAGGTTCAGTAGATTTCACAAATAGAGGGCATAGGATAACAATAGGGCAAACTGAAGTTCATCCGGAATATAGGAAAGAAATAAAAGAATTGCTTGGAAGAATGAGATTAAACCCACATGAACACAAAATAGGTATAAGATTTTCCGACAGAAAACTTTCGAATTTCTTCGCCACATTAGGGAATTCCTATATGAAATACATTCCTTCTTCTTATAAAGAACTTCATCCAGATCTTTTAGAAAAAATTAAGGTATCAATGATGAAAGGGGATGGCGATAAAGATGGGCTTCGATACAATACCTACTCTAAGAAATTAGTTGATGATTTACAGGAAATAACATTGAAGATAGGAAAGCAGACAACTTATGTGGAAGATAGAGGAAAGAAAGGTTACAGACTGCATCTCTTAAATAGAGAAAGTTCGCCTAATAAGAAGAATCATTCACAACTAGATTTTGATGGTTACCATGTCGGAATTGAAGTACCAAATGAATACATATTATTTAGAAGGAAAGGGAAACCTTGCATCCTTCACAATTTCCCTGCTCCCACAGTTTTAATCATAGTTCAACAACGGAAAGATGAATGGGAAATACTTTATATGAGAGACTTTCTGAAGGAAGATCCAGGAAAGGTGCAAGATGATATTAAAGAAACTTGTCTAACTTACGGAGTTAATATGATTTTTACAGACTCTACCGATAAAGGCGAGAATGCTCGATTAATGACAACAGGTCTGCCAGTTCAACCTATTACCTTTAAAGGCGAGAAATCCATAATGATTACGAATCTCAGAATGTTGATAGAGAAACATAAGTTATTCTGGGATTCAATGAAACATCAACCTCTCATACAGCAACTCTTGGATTACACATATAACTCTAAAAGAAATGATGACTATGTCGATGCTCTAATGTTAGCTGTTCATGAAAATGACATGGGTAAAGGTTCTTTCGCCACGGACATAGAGGAGTACTTTAAAGTCGGTATTACTAAGGATAACAACGATCCTAATCAAACAGATAAGAGGAGAAGACACTCTCTTCATTCAAGTGGTAGGATTTAGTAAACCTTTTTAGATCTACTGTGTAGTAATCACATTCAGGGTTTCACTCAAAGTTGAACAATTCATGAACCTTCTAAGTCCCCCCCACCCTACCAACCCAAAGGAACCTTAAGAGTTAAACTCTAGGGATTCCCAAAGACTTATAAGGCGGATAGTATTTTCAGGGGTATATAAACCTATGGGAGAAGGTATATATGCAAGCTGTTTTACACGTGGGTATATAAGTCTTTGGGATAGACTTATAAGTAACCTATGTTCAACTTCCTAATACCCTAATTTGCGATAGGTTTATATTCCTGTTTGTTTATATGGTTTATTGTAAAAGGAAAAATTAGGACATGGAAAAATGACAACCTATAAAGATGTTCAACAATTTGGTTCAAAAGTATCTGAAATTGAAAACCGCCTCAATCGATATGAACAATATATATTCCACCCTAGAACACATGAAAAAGTCTTAAGTTGTTCAAATACGCCTCTGAAGTCTTTTCAAACTAAGAAGTGTTGTGTAGCCTACCACTCACAAGTCAATAAACAGAATAGCGTAACCTTCGCTAATATTGAAGATTTAAGAACGTACATAAAGAACGGTACAGCGAAGCCAATAAACCGTTATGTTGGGAAACCGACATCACAGTTTAAGACTGTGTGGTTTTCAAAAGGAAGTAGAAGGCAATAGTTGAACCAAGAATTGAATCCCGCTATTAAGGGAAAAATGG